CAACAGATATGCGACCACATAAGTAGAAGCCATTTATCAACTAGCGTATAATGTCACTATGAAGCAAGTGAAGAACATACACGACGAGCCGCTTGCCATTGTCGGCGTCGGCGTCGTCGAGCCAAACGAGATTGTCGAGGTAGATGACGGTTTCCACAATGCGAACTTTGAGGAAATCGAAGTTGCCCCGTCAAAGAAGCGAGTCGATAAAGAAGCAGACGACATTAGCAACTAACACACCTCTATGCCTTACGTTTCAGACACCTCGTATCTGGCAATCAAGCCCGAAACGACAGACGGCACTGCGGTCATTCCGACGGTGTACGTGCCCCTAGTCAGTGAAAGTATCAGGTCTGTGGTGAACCATACCCCAGACAACCGCATGAAGGGTTTGTCATGGAGCGCAGATGATATGTTGCGCGGAGTACGACAGCACGAAGGGGAGCTTGTGGTACTCGCCGACTCCACTACGCTCGCGCACTTGCTCAACATGACGTACACCAAGGGCACCACGACAGGTTCCGCGACGGGCTACACGCACCCGTTCACCGTTGGCGACCCAGACAGCTACACGATAGAAATCAAAACTGGTCCGTACGCTCGCCGATACTTTGGCGTGAAAGTGGACGAGCTTGTGCTCTCATTTAATGACGGCAAGCTAGAAGCTAAGGTGAGTATCAAGGCAAAGGGCATGGTCGGTGTCATGTCGCTCGGCATTGCGACCTCTGGTGCTGTCACACAGCTTACTCTCTCGGACGCTTATGACGAGGAACCGACCCGTGGGCTTGTTGCTGGCGACCAGATTGTTATCGGCTCGACCACGCTCACCCTGCTCACCGTCACCGCTACCACGGTCACGTTCACGAGCACATCCATTACCGCCTCGGTTGGCGACCCTATTTACCTAAAGGCACAGACGAGTACCATACCGTCGCTACCCGAGCCGTTTATGCTTGGTCAGGTGTTGGTCGGCGTCGGTGCAGACGAAAGTGCAGCCACAACCGCGGCAGGAAGCCGAGCCACCGCAACCCCCGTGTACGACTTGGAGATGACGTTCAGGAACAACCTGTTCGTTGCAAATGGCACCCAGCGCCATGACCCAGCCGCGATTTACCCGCAGAAGCGTGAAGCGGAAGTCAAGCTAAGCCAACTGTTCGAGACGGTTGCACAGGAGAAAGCATGGCTCACTCGCGCCAAGCAAGCAATCACTGTCATCATCACGGGCAGGTACATCGACATCGGCACGGGCACCCGCAACAGCTTCACTTGCAAGTTCCACAACGTGAAACTCATGGAGAATGCAAGCCCGCTAAAGAGTGGCGAGCTTATCTCGTACGAGCAACAGTTTACCGCGCTCTACGACAGTTCAGACGCGAAAGCACTTACCTTGTCCGTTGTTAACCCGACGGCGAGCACTGCTTACTAACCTAACCAGTACATAGTATGGAACGACCTAGAAAGGAACTAGTAACCATTGGAGGCAACCACGTAGTCGTGTACTCGTATGCGACAGGTGGAGATTACGAAGCGATACAGCAATGCTACCTGCAAGGCGCGGTCATCGAACTCGATAACAATGTACCGCGAGTCACAGGGCTGGACGCTGCCAAGGCAGAAAGCACTGCAAACGAAACCGCAATCAAATGTCTTGTCGTGTCAGTCAATGGCGACAGTACCGACGTGCTCACCGCTCTACGGAACCTACCGAAAGATGAGTACCTTGGAATACTCGACGAGCTTAATCAAATCACTGGAAAAAAAACGACAGCCGCGTCAAGTCAAGCGTGAAGCTCTACTTGCAAGAAAGATTGACCCGTGACGCGGCAGCCGTGAAGCTCTGCAAGGATTTTGGGTGGACCTATGACAACTACCTAGCACAGCCACAGTGGTTCATAAGTCTCGCACTCGAAATGCAAAGCATTGACGCGCAAAGACAAGCTCGCTCAACCACTTAACTATGGCAGACACAAAGCTAGGTATCATAATCGAAGCGCAAGACCGTGCGAGCAACGTGCTCGGGAACGTGAAGTCTAATGTTTCATCGTTCTCTGACAGGATTGAGCGCATGCAACCAGCGTTTCAAGCTATGGCAGCCGCAGGAACGGCTGCTTTTAGCGCGATTGGCGTCGGCGTGTACAAGGCAATGCAAGCAGCCGATGAAGCGGCCAAGGTGAACGCGCAACTGAACGCGGTGCTGGAAAGTACCAAAGGCGTAGCGGGTGTTACGGCTGACGAGGTTATACGCTTATCGAAAGCACTGCAAGCGCAGACTACGTTCGGCGACGAGGCAATCACCTCGGCGCAGAACATGTTGCTCACGTTCACCAACATCGGTAAAGACGTGTTCCCAGACGCTACCAAGACCGTACTCGATATGTCGGTCGCGCTCGGGCAAGACCTTAAATCGTCGAGTATCATGCTCGGCAAGGCGTTGAACGACCCGATACTTGGTGTGACCGCATTGAGGCGTGTCGGCGTAAACTTTAACGAAACGCAAGGCGAAATGATACGAGGCATGGTTGAAGCTGGACAGATAATGGAAGCCCAGCGTTTCATTCTCAATGAGCTTGCAACCGAGTTCGGCGGAAGCGCAGCCGCGCAAGCGCAGACGTTCGGCGGTCGCATACAGCAAGTCAAGGAACAGATGAGCGACCTTTCGGAAGCAATAGGCGTCGCGCTCTTACCGTACGTCGAGCAACTGCTTGCAAAAATCACGCCCGTTGTCACGAAGCTCGTGGAGTGGGCTGAAAAGAACCCCGCGATAGTCAAGGAAATCATCACCATTACCGCAGCGTTCACCGCACTGACGGCGGTTGTTGGTGCGCTCGGGCTTGTATTGCCCGCCGTGCTTTCAGGGCTTGCGTTCTTAGCGTCGCCCGCAGGATTGGTGGCCATAGCAATCATGGGCGTTATTACCGCTCTCACGATATTCCACGATAAGGTGAAGCAGGTGTTCATGTGGCTCGACCAGAACACACCGCTCATTGAGGTGTTTCGTATCGCGTGGGACGTACTGGCGACCGTATGGCGCGAGATGTTGTACCCCGCACTCGCAAAACTATGGGAAGCTCTTGAACCGTACAAGCCGTACCTCGAAGCTCTAGGCAAGTTCATCGGCGGTGCGCTCATCGTTGCCATAGTCGCGTTCGTAGCGGCACTCACCGCGCTCGCGGTTATCATGGCAACCGTACTCACCGCAATCATCAGCATGGTAACGTGGGTCACAAACAAACTTGCGCCCGCATACCAGTGGCTCGGCGAGAAGTTGGAGTGGGTGATTGGATTGTTCCGCGACCTTTGGAATTGGATGAAGAAGCTCGACATCGGAGCGGCAGTCAAGAGTGTCACAAGCAAAACCGCAAGTTTGGCACGAAAGGTCACGGGCGTGGACGACGCAATCATCAGTCCGAACGGAAACATTGTCACGACTCACCCCGACGACTGGCTCATTGCAACCAAGAACCCGCGCTCACTCGGCGGAGGTGCTATCGCTATCACGCTCACGGGCAACACCTTTATGACCGACGAGCAAGGCGCAGAACGCATTGGGGACATGATAATCAACGTGCTTAGGCGCGAGCAACGGCTCTAGTATGGAAATCCTGTACGACACAACTGAAACGGACATCACGGAGTACGTGCAGATACGCTCATTCAGTGTCCGTGAGAACGCATACAATCGGTCAAACACCTGCTCTTTTGCTGTCCGTAAGCGAGGCGCGTATGGCTTTGAGCCAGCAGGTAACAAGGACATCAAGGTAATGGACGGTGCCACAACCGTCTTTTACGGCGTGATTGTATCGGTGAACGCCATGCAAGTAGCGGTAGATGAGGTCGAGTATACCGTGACGTGTAAAAGTCGTGAGCACTACCTCGACCGCTTGCTTGTCCTTGACCGTTTCGAGGACGAAACCGTAGAGGACATCATAGACGCGCTTGTTGCGGAGTATGCCCCGTCCTTTACGACCACGAACGTGTCTTGCACGCTCACGGTTGATACGATTGCGTTCAACCGTATCTCCCTTACGCAGTGCTTGGACAAGCTCGCAAAGCTGGTGAACTACACATGGTACTTGGACTATGATGATGACATTCACTTCTTTGCGAACACGAGCGAAACGGCACCGTTCGAGGTCACTGACACCAACGGCAACTACATACTCGGCACCATGCAACTTGCGCGAGACTACACGCAAATCCGCAACCGCATTGTGTTGCAGGGCGGTGAAGCGGTCGGTGCGGCGCGAACCGAGCAGTTTGCGGGCAACGGCGAGCAGACGACGTTCCCGCTCGGGTACAAGTACAACGCGCTCCCCACGGTCGAAGTTGACGGCAGTGTAGTAGATGTCGGCGTGGACTTCATACAAAATCCCGATGACTACGATTGTATGTGGAGCCGCCAGCAAAAGTACCTCTCGTTCAACTCGGGAAGCGTGCCGCCAGCGCCAACCTCGCCCGCGACCACGAACATCGAAGTGACAGGTTTACCGTTGTACCCAATCTTTTTGCAGTACCAAGACAGCGCGAGCATATCCACGTACGGGGTGTACGAGTTCTTTATCAAAGACTTGAACATCAAAAGCCGAGGTGAGGCACTGGAACGCATACAAGCGGAGCTTGACGCATACAAAGATACGGTTACGGAGGGAAGTTTCCGCACCTACACCAGTGGTTTGCGTGCGGGGCGACTGCTTACGATAGACAGTGACCTCTTAGGTGTGGACGAGGCGTTTGTTATTCAGTCAATAACCATTAGAATGGAGTCAGTAGACCGTGCTACGTACGACGTGCGCCTAGCGACCTTGCGAACGCTCGGTATCATCGATGTTTTGCAACAACAGGTGTACGGAGAAAAGATACAGGACAATGAGGAAGAATTGTTGCAAGCGTTCGTCACGCAGTCAGACACGGCAAGCATCAGCGACAGTATCGGCACGCCAGTTACCACCTCGCCCCCGTACGCATGGGGCACGCCAGAATGGGGCTTTTTCACATGGTCATAGTATGAACAATATCAAAGACAAGTCATGTATAGTCGGCAAGTACCGCATAACGAAGTACCGCGCGGGCACGAAAGATGTGCTGTGGCAATCGCCGTGGATACACAACCTAGTCGTCGAAAGTGCCACCACGGGCACGGGATTGGTCGCCACTGCGTTAGCTGACGGTTCCTCAATACAAATCACGCGAGCGGCAATCGGCACGGGAAGTACCGCACCAGCCGACGGCGACACCAACCTTGGCACGCCCGTGCTTACTGACGTGCTCCCCATACTCACCACAGTCAGTACGAACGTCGCGGTCATCGAGTTCTTTATGACCGACGCGGAGCTTGCCAACGGCACGTACACGGAGTTTGGCATTTACTGTGGCAACAGTTGGGCGAACCGCAAACTCTTTGCACGCTCGATTATCTCACCCTCGTACTCCAAAGGTTCGAGCGAAGATACGCAAATTGCTTACCAGCTAACGGTCAACAACTAGTATGGAATATGTACTTCACCAGCACGACGGAAACGCAATTAGTAACGGCTCGACGGCGACGGCTAACGACTTTGTTTCTACGTCGAGCGGTGCGTCGGATAGTGGCAAAGTAGCAAAGCTCGATTCAAGTGGAAAGATACCTGTCGGCTTTATTCCTTTTGAGTGTGATGTGCAAACATTTCTATCATCTGGTACATGGACGAAACCGTCGAAAGGAAATGTTGCGCTAATTGAGGTTTGGGGCGCAGGAGGTTCAGGAGGTTCGGGAAGTGGTACTTCAGGTCTAGGTGGCGGTGGAGGTGGGGGTGGGTATAGAAAAGTAGTTGTCCCTCTTTCAGACTTGGGTGCTACTGAAACTGTTACCATAGGCGCAGGAGGGGCGGCGGCATATGCCGCAGTAGGAAATCAAGGAGGAAACACTACGTTTGGCTCATTAGTTACGGCATACGGTGGGGCGGGAGGCGCGTACCACACATCACAGGCACAATTGAGAGGCGGCGGTGGCGGCGGCTCACTAAGTGCCGGAAGTGGTGAAGTGGGAGGGAAGCCAGACGGAGGAAGCTCTGTATCTGTCGACAATCCAGGAGAGGACAGTTCGTTTGGTGGTGGTTCTGCTGGGTATGGTTCATATAATGGTGGGTCATCGCATGAAGGCGGCGGTGGCGGCGGTGGTGCATATTCTGTTGGTGGTGCGGGAGGTGGCAGCGTATTCGGCGGTGGCGGTGGCGGTGGCGGCGGTTACAGTACAGGAGGTGCTGGTGGCGTTTCGCTTCACGGGGGCAACGGAGGGGCTGGAGCAGCAAATGGAAGCAATGGTGTTGCTGGAGCACAGCCAGCAGGTGGTGGTGGAGGGTGCGAAGTTTGGGGTACTTCAGGCAAAGGTGGTAACGGGCAGGTTCGTGTCACCGTGTTTTAACTTTAACAACTTACAAATCGTAAACATGAACGAAGATATGTGTACTAAGTCAGAAGTAAAAGAAGTAGTCCACGCAGAATTACGCGAAC